CCGGATTATAATCATGAATCGTCATCACAAAAACATTGATTTTTTTTGACAATTTAATGCCTCTTTTCAATGCATCAGATGCCAATTTAATATCTACATGACGACTGCGGTTGCCCAAGACATCCACATCATCATGGAGGAAATCATATTTCCTTCCAGCAACAAAATCATTCGCATCCATTTCAATCAGCTTAACAGCTTTATCCTTAAAAATATACGGACAAAATGGTTGTCTGGAATCAACATCGGGTTTCAATGACACACAAGTAACATCAAGGCTGCGTTTCAATAAAGAAGCAGCACAAGCTCCAGGATGCGAACCGAAATCCAACGCTGAAGAAAATGGAATCTTAAAATACCTAACTGCAAACTCAAGACGAGCCGCATGCGTACCATAAACAGTTTTAGGTACGGCGTAAGGTGATGAAACTGAAAGCAATTTCTTAAATCGTTTACGACTTAAAACTCCTATACGATTTAACGTATCACGAGAATAACTATAAGCCGTATCAAATCTAAGAGTTGAAACATCTTGTTTATCAAAAGTAAGTTTATTAAGACGAACTCTGGAAGGCCAAGGCCTACGCAGAGGGACAGGATTGACACCGTAAAGTTCAGCTATGAACCGATCAGTCGGTACAGTGGGTACAGGACCCACTATATCAATCCTATTCCATGGTCCTTTCTTCCTTATCTTGTCATCGATAAAGATTTCATTGATACCATAATCATCCTTCAAACGTTTCAAAAGATCTAAGCACACTATTCTAACACTTTTGCAAAAAGGATTATCCAATAAATGACCTAAGCACCTTTCAGCAGCAACCTTTGAATCCAAACAATTACGCATCCCAGGATTTAACTCCTCAGGCATTAGTAATCGAGCATGGGTTTCGACAGGTGGTCTAAATATAAAATAATCTCCGTTTCTATAATGTACATACTTGCACAAAAAATCAACGTCGCCCAAATATCTTGATGAATGTATAGTACCAACCGTACATCCAAATCTAGCGTATTCATCAACAATCTGCTGATCACTGATATTATCAGGAACTAACACAAAATTATCATCGCCATAAAGCTTGTAAACTAAATCACTATTCAAACGGTTTTCTATACCTTTGAACACCAAACGATGAATCAACGTATTATCATTCGCGGTACTAGCCCATCCGCTCTTCATACCTTGGAACAACTTAAAAAGATGCCCACCAGGAAATAAAACGTTAGCTTCAACCATGTCGTCAAAAACAGTCAAAAACTTAATTACATCACGGTTAGGTAAACCGGTTTCGGTAAGTAACCATTCGTAAAATTTCTTCAACTCAAACAATAAAATGGAATGCAAATGAGCATCCCAACTCTTGATATCAACTGAAACGTATCTAAAGCCGTCAGGAGCAAACCCCTTGTTAGCTCGGAAAAACTTAGCAAAAGCATTCGCTCCACCATGCATCCATGAACTTCCAACAGCACACCAATCAAGATAACGGTTCATAAAATCAGCTACAGGTTGAACGACCAACATTGCAATTAACATCGGTGAAAAACCCGCATACATAATTAAACGACCTTTATCCTTCTTCTTCGTCTGTAGAATCATTTTTGCACGTCCTGTGGTGTACCAACAGTGATTACTCAT